GATAATGATTCTCATTTACCCCTAGGGGAGGCTCATTCGCTATGTTTGGAAATTTAATGGTATATCACTCGCAGATTGGAGGGAATTTGGGTATTTTTAGCTCTAAACTAGAGTATTTCTAGAAATTTAGGTGCGGAGAGGGACTTCAGTGAATTAATTTCACTCTAGCTATTGACTTATGTTGAAAAGTATGCTATAATATTACTATAGATAAGAAATTAAAGATTCACCTAAAAGGCTTCACTTAGAAACAACCTTTATTATCATTCTAAAATCAACCCTTTAGTGAAACTACAGTTAACCTAAGGAGGAATGATAGGATATGTCTTCAAAACATAAAGGCTCACCTAAATTATATAAGGGAATGAAGTCTCTAAACCCTGCGGGAAGACCAAAAGGGAGTATGAACAAGTTTACAGCTCTAAGTAGAGAGTTGATGTCTATTAAAGGACCAGAAATAGTCCAGAAAGTAGTAGATTTAGCACTCGAGGGTGACAGGACTTGTCTTAAAATGTGTATGGATAGGATTATCCCTACTACAAAAGCAATAGAATTTAGGTCTTCAGAGGACAGAGGTAACGTAATTATCAATGTCAGTGGTCTTGAAGCCAAGAAGATAGAGATTGAAGAGAAAGACAAGAAAGAACTCACTTATGAAGATGGAGTAATCATAGATGAAGCACTTATAGATGAAACGATAGTAAGTATAGCTAATGGCTAGAGAGCTAGATGTTAAACTACATCCGGCACAACTAGAGATATTCAATAGTACAGCCCGATTCAAGGTTGTCAGTGCGGGGAGACGCTTCGGTAAGTCTAGGTTAGCAGCTTGGATACTTATCATCAAGGCTCTTCAGTCGGATAGTAAGGATGTCTTCTACATAGGTCCTACTTTCCAGCAAGCTAAAGATATTATGTGGAATATGCTCAAGGAACTGTTGGACGGAACAGACCTAATAGAGACAACCCACGAAAATACAGCTACTATGAAGTTAGTGAATGGTAGAAGGATTAGTTTAAAGGGTAGTGATAGACCTGATACGCTCCGAGGAATAGGATTGGCTTATGTCGTCCTAGACGAGTACGCTAATATGAAGGTTGAGGTGTGGGAACAGATAATTCGCCCTACTCTGGCAGATGTAGCAGGTGGTGCACTCTTCATTGGCACTCCGGCAGGGAAGAATCACTTCTACGACTTGTTTCTAGAAGCAGAAGAGGATGAAGATTGGGAGACATTTCAGTATACGACTGTAGATAACCCCCTAATCGACCCTAAAGAGGTGGAAGTCGCTAGAAGGACTATGTCCACACAGGCTTTCAAGCAGGAATTTGAAGCTAGTTTCGTAAGTTTCTCAGGCGGTATATTTAAAAATGAATGGATTAAGTATGATGAAGATGAACCAGAGGAAGGCAACTATGTTATTGCGGTTGACCCAGCAGGTTTCGAACAGGTTGAGAAGGAACGTGGTCTCAAGGGTAGTAAGCTAGATGAAACTGCTATTGCAATCGTTAAAATCTCGGCTGATAAATGGTGGGTTAAGGATATACTCCACGGCAGGTGGAATATTAAAGCAACTGCTACTAAAATATTACAGGCTGCAATTGAAAATGAAGCAACTATTGTAGGAATTGAATCCGGTGCGTTAAAGAATGCCATACTCCCTTATCTAGAAGATGAGATGAGGACACAAGGTAGATGGGTTGTGATTACAGATGTAACCCACGGTGGCAAGAAGAAAGCGGATAGGATTACTTGGGCTCTACAAGGTCGATTAGAGCACGGGAAGATTACATTTAATAAAGACCCTAAGTGGAATGGTGAACTGGAGAGTCAACTTATGGACTTCCCCAGTAAGCAGACACACGATGACTTAATTGATGCTCTCGCCTATATAGACCAAGTTAGTGTCGCAGATTTTATGCACACGATAGAATTAGAAGAGGAGTGGGAACCTTATGATGAAATTGCAGGATATTGAATATGCCAAATTTTGAAATAGGCGAAGATAAATATAAAGGATTAGCAGGTTGGCTCGGTACGAGATTGGACGAGTGGAGAAACCATAGAGATTCAAACTACTTGGATAAGTGGGATGAATACTATCGTCTATGGCGAGGAATCTGGCAAGCTGAGGATAGGACTAGGCAATCAGAGAAGTCTAGATTGATAGCACCCGCCTTACAACAAGCAGTGGAATCTTCAGTCGCAGAGATTGAAGAGGCTACATTTGGAAGAGGTAAGTGGTTTGATATCAAAGATGATGTTTTAGACCGAGACCCTTCAGATGCAGAGTATGTCCGTAACTTGCTTCAAGAGGATTTGGAAGAGACGGGAGCCAAGGATTCGTTATGCGAGGTCTTTCTCAATGGTGCAGTGTATGGTACAGGGATAGGAAAAATATCCGTAGAAGAGAGAATTTGGAAGTCTCCAGTAGAAGTTCCTGTTGAGGGAACTATGACTAGTGAGAGAGCTATACAGGAAGAGACTTTTGTAGATGTCCGTATAGATGCTGTAAGCCCTAAAGAATTTCTTATAGACCCTTCAGCTACAAGTATAAATGAAGCATTAGGTGTCGCCCACGAAGTCATTAAGCCTAGACATAGTATTATAGAAGGTATCAAAGATGGTACATATAGAGATATAGCTATAGAAGGCAGTTATAATGTGGCGAGATTGAAGGGTTTCGACCCTGAATCCTCTAGGGCAGATGCCTCAGACCAGATTAAAATTACGGAATACTGGGGTAAAGTACCCTTAAAGTTCCTATCAGAGAACGAATCTATAGATGCTTTCGAGTATAATGAAGATGAATTAGTCGAGGCAGTAGTTACAATAGCTAATGATAGTCATATATTAAGAGCGGAAGAGAATCCGTTTATGATGGTCGATAGACCATTCGTAAGCTATCAGCACGATATAGTCCCGAATAAGTTCTGGGGGAGAGGAGTCTGTGAGAAAGGCTTCAATCCACAGAAGGCTTTAGATGCAGAGATGAGAGCTAGAATAGACTCTCTAGCACTGACGACTACACCTATGATGGCAGCAGATGCCACTAGATTACCGAGAGGTGTAAAGCTAGAGGTTCGTCCCGGCAAGACTATACTTACTAATGGAGACCCTAGACAGGCGATTATGCCTCTGAGCTTAGGGAGCACTGACCAGAATACATATAATCAAGTAGCGAGTCTACAGAGTATGATTCAGATGGGTACAGGTTCGGCAGATACCGGAGTGAGTCCAGAGAGGGCTACATCTGCTGGTATGTCTATGCAACAGTCTTCTGCTATCAAGAGACAGAAGCGTACACTGATGAACTTTCAGAATACATTCTTAATCCCTATGATTAATAAATGTCTCTGGAGGAAGATACAGTTTGATGTAGATAGATATCCTGTAACAGATTATAAATTCGTACCTTATTCCACTATGGGTATTATGGCTAAAGAACTGGAAGCTCAACAGATGGTCAGTTTACTACAGGCTATACCAAAAGATTCACCAGCATTCGATGTAATATTATTATCTGTATTCCAGAATTCTAGTATGCACAACAGAGAACAAGTAGTACAAGCTCTTATGGAAGGTATGCAACCTAATCCTGAAGAAGAGAAGATGGCACAGATGGCACAAGAGCTCCAACTACAGTTAGTTCAGGCTGAAGTTCAGAAGACTCTGGCAGAAGCTCAGGAAGAGCAGACTAAAGCTATGAAGAACGCAGCAGAAGCAGGAGCAGCACAGCCGAATGAATTGAAGATTCAAGAGAAATTCCTTAAACTACAGAAAGATTTAGCACAGATTGATAAGATAAGAGCGGATACTGAGAATACTCAAAGTGAAACTATGAGAAATATTCCTGAAGTAGAGCATCTTAAATCCGAAACTCTATTAAATTTAGCGACAGCTAAGGAAAGGTTGCAAGGATAAAACTTGGTAACAGACGATAAAGAATTTTATGCCAATAGAATAAATCTAGTCGAGACTGATGGATGGATAGATTTAATTGAAGAATTAAAAACTCTATCCGAATCAGTGAAACGAATAGATTCTATTGATAACGAAAGAGACCTTTGGTTCGCTAGAGGTCAGTTGTCGATTCTAAGACAGATGATTGTTTTAGAAGACGCAACAAAAACAACGATGACAGAACTAGATTTATAGCGTCATCATTTTTTAAAACTTCATAATCCCAAAGGGACGGAGGCAATGATATGAGCAGTATAGTAGTAGACCCTGCTGAAAATTTAGCAGATACAGAGGTAGAAAACACAGTACAACCTGATGAAACCCCAGAAACATTAGAAGTGGAAAGCGAGATAGAAGAGCCCACTTCAGATATTCCAGATAAGTTCGCAGGTAAGAGTGTAGAGGACATTGTTAAGAGTTATCAGAACTTAGAACAGGAACTTGGTCGTAAGAGTCAAGAGATTGGTGAGTTAAGACAACTATCAGATAGTTTCCTCAAAGCCGAAATATCTAGAAATGACGGACAGACAAGTCTACAAACAGAAAACTCAAACGGTGAGACAGAAGGTGATTTTTTTGAAGACCCCAGTAAAGCGGTCAATTCTTTAATAGAGAATCATCCGAAGTTTCGAGAGTTCCAAGAGTTCCAAGCTAGACAATCGCAAGATACTAGCAAAGGACAATTGGAACAGACTCATCCAGACTATATAGATATTGTACAAGATTCTAAGTTTCAGGATTGGGTTAAAGCTAGTAAGTTTAGGACCGACTTGTTTCAAGCAGCGGATGCCTATAACTATGATGCAGCTGATGAATTATTGACGCACTGGAAAGAGCGTTCTATGATTGATAAGACTGCTGAAGTTAAAGAGCAACAAGCGAAGAAACGTAAGAAGAGCCTAAAAGCTGGTAAGACCGAATCCAGAGTATCATCGGAATCTACAGCAGGTAAGAAGACATAT